GGCAGGGGACACCTACGAGATCACGCACCTGGGAGCCGTCGAGGCTTATGAGCTCTACAACGAGCTGGTGACCGCCATTGGACCCAAGGTGCGCGAGCGAGCCCGCGAGTTCACGGAGCTCGCGAAGAAGGAAACGCTCGACCCGGCGGAGATCGGGGCCCTAATCGTTGAGTTCCGCAGCGCCATCCCGAAGCAGCTGATGCGCGAGATGCGCTCCGCCTTCGCGAAGACGACGCGCGTCAAGGTCGGCGCGGTCTTCCTCTCGCTCGCCGAGGGCGACATCTTCGATCAGCACTTCGCAGGGCGCATGACCGCCGTCGACACGTGGATGCTCGCCTGCATGAAACACAACTTCATGGGTTTTTTAGGCGAATCGGGCAACTCCAACAGCTCCCCGCAGGGCGCGACGTCGTCCGGGTAACCATCCCCGCGGGCCTCAATTGGTTCGTCTGGAAGGTGCTCTCTCACGAACGAATCAGCGTCACGCTGCACGAGCTGGAGACGCACTGGTCCCTTGAGGACCTCCTTGATGCCCACTTGACCATCCAGGTCTTCGAGCAGCTCGAACGCGAGAAGCTCGCGCGGCAAGAACAGATGATGCCGCGACGAGCGCGCTGGTGAACCCGCATGAATCCCCTTCGTGAGCTCATCGCCTTCTTCGACGTCGATACCAGCGGCGTCGAGGAAGGCGTCAAGAAGTCCCAGGGGCTCATCGGGAAGCTCACCAGCGACCTGAAGGGGCTCGCTGCTGGCTTCGCGGGAGCCTTCGCCGTCAAGTCGCTGTTCGATTTCGGCAAGGCCATCCTCGCCGAGACGGAAGCCACGTCCCAGCTTGCGACGGCGCTCGGGATGGGCGCTGAGCAGCTGCAGGGCTGGCGACATGCTGCGGACATGACGCGCGTCGGGGCCGACGTGCTCACGTCGGCCTTGGGCTCCCTGCGGCAAGCCACGGTTGCCGCGGCCGCCGGGCAAGGTGGCGCAGCATCGGCCTTCAAGCGCCTGGGCGTCGAGATCCGGGACGCTGAGCGCAAGGTCCGTCCCGCCGGAGACGTGCTCGGTGACGTGCTCGAGCAGCTCGAAGGCATCGGCAACAAGGCGCGACGGGATGCCCTGCTGCTGCAGCTCTTTGGGGCCGAAGGCAAAAAGCTCGTCCCCCTGCTCGATGCTGGAAAAGCCAGCGTCGAGCAGTTGCGGGCCGAGGTCGAGCAGCTCGGCTTCGGGATCACCGACGAGTTCGCCGCGGACACGAAGCAGTTTCACGACGAGATCACGCGCATCAAGCTCGGGTTCCGCGGCCTGATGGTGCAGGGCCTCACGCCGCTCCTGCCGGCGCTGACCGACTTCGCGAGCGTTGCCGTGGGCGTTCTGAAGGGCGCTGCAGCGATCGCCAAGGAGTTCAGCACTTGGGTGCGCGAGACGCGCTACGTCCACGCCGTGTTGGGAGTGCTGACAATGAAGCACCTCCCGGCGCTTGTTGGTTACCTCGGCAAGGCGGTTCTCGGCGTCGGCGGCTTGCGTGGCGCCTTCATGCGGCTCCTGCCCTTCCTTTGGAAGGTGGTCGCGCCGATGCTCATCCTAGAAGACCTCTTCGTCTTCTTCGCTGGCGGGCAATCGGCCTTCGGAAGCGCGCTGGAAAAGGTCTTCGGCGAAGGCACCGCAGAGAAGTTTCGTGACACGGTCCTCGAAATCCTCACGGCGCTCAAGGACGGTGAGATTGGCAAGGCGCTCACCAAGTCCTTGGAGGGAGCCGGCGCCATGTTCGGCGCGATCGGTGACCTCATGCTGAAGGGCTTCATCAAGCTCTGGAACGCCATCGTTGAGCGCTCCGGACGTCTCGGCGAGTTGATGGGGCTCGAGAAGATCGAAGAAGGGGAACTCGACGTCGACCGTGAGAGCTCCTACGAGCGCGCGCGCCGACAGGCGGAAAAGCTGCGCTCAGGCGAAGAGACTGAGGAAGAGCGTCAGCAGCGTGAGGCGCGGGTCCCCGGTGCTGCCGAGCTGAATCAGCAGCTACGGGATCTCGGGATCGGAGCCCTGAACGCGGCCGGGCAACCCGGGGCGCCTGCTGACGGATCAATGCTCGTTCGCAACGACGACGGGACGTTGGCCATCCAGCGGCTCGCGGAGGCCGCCGAGAACCTGCAAGCGGTGGCTGACGCTAGGCAAGCCGAGGCCGGCGTCACGGGACCCGCGAGTCAGGACGTGCATCAGCAGCTCGCGATCAACAACCGGATCCAGGTAATGGTGCAGGCGCGCGAGGAAGACATCGGGCGTCGTGTTGCCACGGCAACTGCGCGTGGTGTGCGCGACGGAATCGACACAAACGCGCTCCTTGCCGCGCTCGTCCCCCAGCCCGCTCGGTGAATCGCCATGCCCACCGTCCTCTATTGGTACGATGAGGAGCCGCCCTTTCGCACGCATGAGGTGCGGTTCAGCGCGATCACCTCCGAGACGCACGAGGACACGGTCACGATCACCGAGCACCCGGTGGAGTCGGGCTCCAGCAACGCGGACCACGCGAAGGACGTCCCGGAGCGCATCTCGATCGAGGGGGTCATCTCGACCGTCCTTAGCGTGGGTGACGCGGACGTGATCGAGGTCCCGCAGGTCGAGCGGATGCCCGTTCTGCAGCGCGGGCCCGACCGGCCCAGCCCGGTGGAAGTCCCGCAGCCGCCGATGGACCGCAGCCTCACGGGCATCGGTGGCGCAGCGCTGAACGCCCTCGGCATCGGCGCCAAACCGATCGTCGTGCGTGTGCCGACGTACCTGGCAACGTCGTCACCGATCCCCATTCGCGCTCTGCAGCGCATCACCCCGGGCAGTAAACCGCGGGACGTCTACGAGACGCTGCTTGAGGCGAAAAGGAAGAAGGCGCTCTTCACCGTCTCGACCGACTTTCGCGAATACTTTGACATGATGCTCGAGCGCGTTGCGTTGATCCGCACGGTGGAAGACGGGCGAAGCGGGCGCTTCCAAGTTGACCTTCGGCGCGTCGAGATCACGGCAACCGAGACCGTCTCGCTTCCCGTCCCTGCTCACGCTCGCGGCGCAGTGCTCCGCAGCAAGGGCGCGCAGGCAACCAAGCCCGTGGAGCCACCCCTCAGGTCCACGCTGCACCAGATGTTTTTCTGATGGCGCTCCTGATCCAGACGTCTCCGGATCCCTACTACTCGGAGCGGGTGCGCCTGGACGGGCGCGATTACATCCTACGCTTCGCGTGGAACCAGCGCGAAGAACGCTGGCGTCTCTCCATCCTCGCCGACAATGAGGAGCCCATCATCCACGGTCTCAAGCTTCTCACCGGCTGGCCACTGCTGCGTTACTATCGCTTCGACAGGCGCCTTCCACCCGGTGAGCTCTACGTGGTCGACAGCACGGGGAACCGCGCTCCGCCCGGGCTTGAGGACCTGGGCGAGGGGCGCCGCTGCCAGCTGGTCTACTTGACGCAGGAAGAGCTCACCGAGCTCGCTGAGGAGCAATGAGGCAGTTTGATCGGCGCGTTTCCGTCACCGTCGACACCATCCGCTTCGAGGCGCTCGATTGCGTCTTCCGGGTGCGAAAGAGCCTCAAGCCAGAGCCGAATACCTGCGAACTCACGATCTACAACCTGAACGAGGACCACCGGAACCAGCTTGAGGCCATCGTTCCGCGGGGTCGCGTCCCGGCAACGAAGGGGATCGCGTGCCTGATCGAGGCGGGCTACAAGGACGGCGTCTCACTCGTTTGGAACGGCGACCTGCGGACCGCAGAGACGCTCTTCGAGGGCCCCGACATCCTTACCGTCCTGAGCTCAGGTGACGGAGAGAAGGCTTGGAGGCACGCTCGAGAGCATGTCGCCTTCGGCCCCAAGACGCCGGTGGTTACCGCGCTTCGCGCGATGGCGCGCGCCCTCGGAGTCGGGGAAGGCAACCTATCGCAGGTGGTCGCCAAGCTGCAGCGCTCCGGTTCTGCGATCTACCCCACAGGCAAGGTCATCAGCGGCTCCGTCTCCCGTGAGCTCATCAACCTCGCGCGCTCCGCAGACCTCGAGGTGAGCGTGCAAGACGGCGCGCTCTTCTTCCTTGATCGCGGACAGATGGCGCTGTCCACGCCGGTGCTCATTTCCGAGCGCACCGGCATGGTCGGACAGCCCACCATCGACAGTGACGGCGTGCTTCACGTGCGAACGAAGCTAAATCCCGAGGTTCGCGTTGGTCATCCGATCGTCCTTGAGTCCCGTCGCCTGAACGGGCTCTACCGCGTCGAGGTAGCTGAGACGATCTGCGACACGTCCGGTAACGACTGGTACATTGACTTGGAGTGCAAGCCGCCCAATGGCCCCACCGCTCGCTGAGGTAATTCGCCTCGCCATCGAGTCACGTCTCGCTGAGGTTCACACATGCCTTCCGGGGCGCGTCGTCGCGTACAACCCGGCGACGCAGCGCGCCGAAGTGCAACTCGTGATCCGAAGTGCCGTCGAGGCGGAAGACGGTTCGACCGTCCACGAAGACCCACCCATCATCCCGAATGTCCCCGTTGCGTGGATGCGTGGCGGCGGCTACTCGCTGCAGTTCCCGCTCGCCCCGGGCGACCACGTATGGTTGATGTTCTCCGAGGCGGCCATGGGCCACTGGCGCGACACCGGCGCCATCTCCAACCCCGGGGACCTAGCCCGGCACTCGCTGAGCTATCCGATCGCGCTCCCATGCATTGCCCCGGACGCCCAGGCCCTTCCGCCCACCGTGGGTGATGAGGCGCTCCTGCAGTGCCCCGGCAAGCTGCGCATCGGTGGCCCCTCGGCAAAAGCCGTCGCGCGATCCGACCTGGTCAAGGCTGAGCTCGAAAAGATCGCGATGGCCTTCATGTCCTTCGTCCCCGGCGCGGGCGGCGCGTCATTCACGCAGCCCTACACGACCGCCGGCGACGTTGCCGCTTCCAAGCTCGAGACGGAGTGAGCGCGTGATCTTCCACCGCATCCCCAAGGGCGATCTACGACTCGATGAGAACGGAAACTTCGTGTTCCTGCACGGAGGACCCGAGGAGATGCTGCAGCGCATCGTTGCGCGCTTGCGCATGTTCAAGGGTGAGTGGTTCCTAGATACGCGCCTAGGAATCCCCTACTTCCAGAACGTGCTCGTTAGAAGCCCGAACATCCCGGCAATCAGCGCGATGTTCCGCCGGGTGATTCTGACGACGCCCGGCGTGGTGGAGATCGTCAGCTTTCGGCTGACATTCGACGAAGTTTCGCGCGCTCTCATCCTCACCTTCTACGCACGGACGTCCGAGGGTGACGTCGGAGTGACTGACGCAGAGCCCCTCATCTACGCGGCTTCGGCCTAATAAACCTCCCATGGCTGGACTCACCCCGCAGGGCCTTGAGCGCGACTCGGTGCAGGACATCAAGACGCGCATCGAAGCGAAGCTACTCGCGCGCATCTCCCCGACGCTCGACATCAGCCCCGAGAGCCAACTCGGGCAGCTGATCGGCGTCTTCAGCGAGGAAGCGGGCGCCACTCAAGAGCTCATCCAGGTTGCTTATGACGCCTTCGATCCGGACCGCGCCGAGGACGCGCAGCTTGTCTCGCTCGCCAAGCTGACGGGCACGGTCAAGCGCGCTGCGACAAAGAGCCGCGTGGAGGCGACCGTCACGCTCGAAGCCGGAACGACGCTCCTCGCGGGCGTGCACTTCGCGCACGTCGAGGACAAGCCGCAGGCGCGCTTCACGCCGGTGGAAGACTTCACCGCGCCATCGGATGGCGAACACGCGGTCTGGTTCGAGGCTGAGGAGCCCGGCCCCGTCGCGGCTCCCGCCGGGAAGCTGACCGTGATCGCCTCCCCGGTCGTCGGGTGGTCCGCGGTCACCAACACCAACGATGCTGAGCTGGGGCTCCCGGAGGAGTCCAATGAGGCGCTGCGTGCGCGACGTGAGCAGGAGCTGCAGAGCTCGGGGAACGGGACCGTTGACGCGATCGAGGCGGCCGTTTCGAAGGTCGAAGGCGTCCGATACGTGCGGTGCTTCGAGAACACGACGGACGCCACGGATCAGAACGGCGTCCCGCCGCATGCGATCGAGGTCCTGATCTTCGACGGCATCAGCCCCACCGGGGAGAACAACGACGCGATCGCTCAGGCGATCTGGAACACGAAGCCCGCCGGCATTCGCACCTACGGGGCCGTGCCCGCCAACGCCAGGGACCGCAGGGGCGAGCAGCAGACCGTTTACTTCTCCCGCGTCACGCCGAAAGCGGTCTACGTAGAGATTGACGTCGACGTCATCACCGCCAACTACGTTGGGGACCCGGCCGTCTCCGTGGCGTTCGCAGAGCGCGCGAACGCTCTGCAGTCGACCGGGAGCCCCGTGCGGGTGCGGCTGATCGATTCGTTGATCTACGACATCCCCGGAGTCGTCGATGTGACGGGCTTCCGCTTGGGGTTCGCGCCCGGCCCAACCGGCACGACAAATCTTCCGGTAGGCGTGCGTGAGGTCGCGGTATTCGACTCGTCCAACGTCACGGTCACCTCGAGCGAAGCGTCATGAGCATCGAGCACATCACCGACCATGCGGATCGCGGTGTCGACCTGCTCATCACGCAATACCGGGAGCTTCCTCGCTTCGAGGAATTGCTGCGCGTGCTCCTCGAAGAGGTCCAGATCGCGGAAGACCTCGCATGGAAGGCGCTCACGGGCCGCATGGTGGACACGGCGGTCGGCGTTCAGCTCGACACGATCGGGCGCATCGTTGGGCAGCCTCGCGTCAGTGACGACGACGAGAAGTTTCGCCTCTACGTCAAAGCGCGAATCGCAGTGAACAGCGCAGACGGCACACCGGATGACGTCCAGGCCGTCGCAGAGCTGCTGCTCGAAGGGCGCCCGTGGGAGTTCCGGGAGCTCTATCCGGCAACGATCATCGTCGACACCGAACAACTCACGGAGCACGCCGACATCATCGCGGGCTTGATCCGCCTCGCTCGCAGCAGCGGCGTCGCCTTCAGCCTGCACTTTTCCGAAGAGCCAAGTTCCGAGTCCTTCACCTTCGCGGAAGGCGACGGTGAGGAAGATGACGAAGCGCTCGGGCTCTCTGGGGATGACCCTGACGTGGCCCCCGGCGGACTCCTGATCGGAGCGTATTGAATGGCGCAACCTCCTGTCCTGCCCCAGTGGGCAACCGATCCGACGTACACCTCAGGTCCCGACAACGGTCAGGCGACACGTCTCGAGCCGACGTCTGGCGAGAAGGCGCAGGGCTACCACCGCGGGAAGCGGGTTCCAGCGCGGAAGCTCAATTGGCTCCTCGGCGTGATCTGCGACTGGATCAAGCACCTGGATGAAGCGCGCACGCGCGTCGTCGTATTCGACACCGCCGGTCAGTTCGACCCGGCCGAGTATCTCGCTCTCGGCTTCCACACGGTCACCTTTCGCGGATGCGGGGGCGGCGGGGGTGGCGCCGGCGGCTCCAACAGCGGTGGCGACGGCGGCGGAGGAGGAGGCAGCGGATACCCCGGGGAGGCCACCTACCGGCTTGAGGATCTCCCCGGCGTGCTCGACATCACCCCGGGGGCCGGAGGCGCCGGCGGCACAGGTAGCGCAGGCGGCGGGACCCACGGTTCGTCTGGGGGTACTACAACGGTGAGCCACGATGGACAGCTCATGCTGTGGATGCCAGGTGGGCAGGGGGGGCGCTCCATCGCAGATGGCGTGGCGGGTGGCTCGGGCTGGTGCGGCGGAGGTGGTGGGGGGGACAACAACGGCGAGGGCGCCGGCGGCGCCGGCGGCGACATGGTCAAGCTCAACCCACTCGGGAACGGAAGCGCTGGCGGCGGCGTCTCCGGCGGCGCCGCGGGTAACGGGGCGTTCCACGATCTAATGATCGCTCCCGCCGCAGTGATCTTGCTGCGCCAGTTCGCCCCACCGTGGAGCCCAACAGCGGACCCGGACGTTCCGGGTTCCGGCGGCGGCGGCGCGCACCGAGGCGGCGGCAGCTCCGGTGGTGGTGGCGGCGGCGGCGGCGGCCACGGGCACTTCTCCAGCCAGATCCATGCAGGGTCTGGAGCCGACGGCGTCGACGGGACCGTGCCTGGCGTCGGGGGACCCGGTGGTCAGGGTGGCGCCGGCGGGACGGGGTATGGGGCTGGCGGCGGCGGAGCTGGCGGAGCTGGCAACACAGCGGCGAACACGGAGGATGAGCGGGGCGGCGATGGTGCGCCGGGAGTCGTGTTCGCGATCCTGCACGGCGGCCCGAGCTAAGGGCGTCCCCGAATGAGGGGTCAACAGGGCTCGCACTCACCGGCGTACCACGAGGCTCCCCACCCGAGATCGCAGTCCCGTCGACGAGTGACGTAGCGGAACATGTCCTCAGCGGTCGTGTTCGTGACCGTCACGCAAGAGTGCTCCGGGAGATCCACCATGCACCCGGCGGATGGATCGATAGCGCAGGTGCCCGAAATCGAGAGCGCGAAGCGTCCCATGATGCGCATGCACGAGCGCGGCGGGATCCGCAGGCGCGCTACCGTCTCCTGCCCCGGGTAAGCCTTCCCCCCGTGCCCCGTGCCGCAGCTCCACTCGATGACGGGCGGATCGAGCTCAGGGACCGGGCGACACGCCGGGTAATCCCCGGGCTCCCTCCAACAGGCCCCACTCTCGACGAGCGCCGCAGGCAACGGGAACTCCGCCGGCTCCTCCGGGACCGGATCGGGAATACCCCCAGAGCCGCCGCTTTGCCCCGTTCCGCCCGTCCCGAGCTCGCCCCCGCTACCCACCCAGCCCCCGGCCCCTACGGCGCCTCCTGGGCCGTCCTGGGCCCCGCCGTGGCCCTGCCCGCCGCTGGGCGTCACGGGCTGCCCTACGGCGCCTCCTGGGCCGTCCTGGGCCCCGCCGTGGCCCTGCCCGCCGCTGGGCGTCACGGGCTGCCCTGCGGCCCCGCAGGTGGCCGGCTCGGGGGCACCGCTGCCCACTTCGTTGGGCTCGGGGAGGGAGTGGGTCTCGTAGGTGCAGGCGCAGGCCAGGGCCATGAGCCCCGCTGCGATAGGAGCGCGAGCCATCAGCTGAAATCTTTCCCCGCAAGGCCGCGGGGTGTCAACCGAGGGGCCCTGCCCCGCGAGGCTATATGTCCGGATTTGCAGTCGAACCCGTCGATGCGCTCGAGGTGGTCGCGGCATGGGTCGCGCCGAAGAAGACGATCCCGGCCGTCGAATCAAGCCCAGGGTGGTTCGTCCTCGGTGAGTACTTCTTGCCGAAGAGCACGATGGCATTCCTCGACGTCGCGGGATGCGTCTCTCATGAATCTCTCACATTGCGGGTGCGCCTCTGGGACGTCGAGGCAAAGGCGGCCGTCCCAGGCGTTGCAGAGATCCGCAGCGTTGCCGGACAGCGCTCCAAGGGGGTGCGCGTCCAACTGATCGGAAACCGCTCCTACCAGGTGCAGGCCGAGTGCACCGGAGCAGTCGGTGACGACCGCTTCGGCGTCGTCGAGACAGCCACCATTTCGGACTGACGCATGGCCAAATATCTGATGCAGGCTCGCGACTCCGTCGCGGGGACGATGCACCGCTGGCTCGCGAGCTCCGCGGACTTCGCCGGCGCAGGGTATCCCGGGCCCAACTCGCCCGATGAAATCGCTGTTGTCGCGAGC